ACCGCGTACTCTTTGATGCTCATGGCTTCTTGAACGGCTGGTGACTAGGGTAGCCCGTTCCTTTCTTGCTGGCGGGGGGTGAGGGCGGGGTGAACCGCGCTTCCTTGTGTTCCTTTGTACCGCGCTTGATGCTGCTCCATTTGGCTGTCATTTCTGTATCCTTTCGATTAGTCCTATATACCCTGCTGCATCAGTAAGATTGTCGCGCTTAGGCGTATTCATCTGCCGCGATGCTTTCAACATAACCATCATCCAGCACACATCTTCTGCGGATATTTTGGTCTTGTTCTCTGCGTTAAGGCATTTTGAATACAGATATGCGTTCCACATACTTGCAATCCGCTTCAAGTTCACATCAGGCTCCCCGTAGGTCTTCTCACGATCACCCCAGATAATGCCTTGCGCCTCATCGAGGATTGATTTGGGGACGTTCTCCCAATGGTCTAGCGCATTCGGGCGTTCAAGCACACCTGTAGTCTCTGCCGTTGCATTTTTATCCACTTCTTTATTAACTTGATAGACATAGCTGATATTGCACTTTATTGTTTTCGCAACGGTAGATGCACTCGCACCAGTACGCAGAAGTTTTCTAATGCGTGTTGCTTTGGTTTCTTTTTTCATTTTGTTTCTCCAATAAGACGGACAAGTCCTGTTTTTGCATACCAGTAATCAAGTAACCCACAGAACATCTTCCAACCCTTAGCCAAGTCCTCCTCTGACCATTCGACAACATGGACTAGACCGGGGTTAGTCACTGAGACAAACACGTTTGCGCACCTAGACTTCGGAACGCCAAGACCTACCCTGTATGCAGCCAGTTGCATTAGCTGCTCATCAAAGCCTTTGGGAAGGTTGTCAATGCCAAATTCCTTGGTCTTGATATCTAGAACTGCTGCCTCACAAGCCAAGTCAGTTTTTCCACCAAAACCAAGATCCGAAGCAAACGCACGTTCAGTGATCCAGTTCTTAAAACCATACCGCGCCTCAATCTCTCTCCTAACGCCCCATATATGCTCTGGGTGCGCTCCAGAGCCATTGCCCTTGTAGTATCCCTCTACTGAGGCGTGAATGGCTGTACCACGCTCTGCTGCCATCCTTCCCTGCTCCTTAGAGTCATGCCTGACTCGGCTGAGGAAGTCTTTCTCTGCTTCTCCCTCAATGCGCGGTAAAGTAAGTGCAGCCAGAAGCATCTGCTCCATCTTCCACACTTCTAAGCCCGGACTTGCTGCAGACTTAATGATCGTAGTGACAGAGGGAACTAAGTTGCTCGTTCTGGCATCCCGCAGCGTTGTGTTGCGCATATTCCCGCTTTTACCCATTACTTGATAAGCGGGGACACCATCAGAGGTGTACCAATGCGTTGACTCGGCTGGGTGGTCTTGATTGGAAACTACAAGGGTCATCTCATCTCTCCTAAAAAGGCACATCGTCATCTAAGTCACGGGGCGCAACGTCAGGTTGCTCTTGTTTCATCTTCCACTCGGGCGCTGAAGCAATGATGTTCTTCAGGTAGTCTGGGAAAGCGGTGTAGACCTCCATATCGATATGATCGATGTCAAACCAGACTAAGGGATTAACGCCCTCTGGAAGTCCCGCCTTACGGATTGCTGATGGGACGCTAGAGATATTGGAGATGTTGGCGTAAGTCTTGTCGTTGGATCCCTTATCGTGGGTCATGTTAACCATGCACCACTTGTCGAGGATATGCTTGAGATGAAAACCTTCAAGCTCATCGCCCGAGAACTGCTTGCCGCGCCACGCTACAAGAAATGCGCGAAGTGAAGCTTTAGGACTAAGGCTTGGCGTGAACCGCTTAGAGACAGCCAGAGGACGACCATCATCAGTAACAAGCGGGTTACCTGATTCGTCTTCACCATGCAACTCCCAGACGATCATTACCTTCTTCTGTGCTTTCTCAACACCCTGCCACGTTGTCTTTTGTGTACCCAGATCAATGACACGATAGCACCGCGCCAGATGATTTCCTACGGGAGGCAGAACATAGTCCCCGCCTTTAGGTTCGGATATTAGTAGACTCATTTTTGTTTCTCCTTGTCATTCCACATTCAAAGTAGATGACCTTCCAGTCATCATCGTTAGCTTCTTTTCGCTCTGCGCGGAGCAATGCTTCTTCCAACATTTGCTGCCGCTCAAGCTCCATCTGGTAGTGCCAGTCATCCATCGTAACATCCTTTCTTCGCGTCACCGCATTGGCGACAGTTGCAATTATTCGCTAAGTAGAATAAGATGTCAACTTTTAATTTACAGGGGGTCTTATGACACATAAAATAACGCCGACAGAGATCATTGATCTTTTAGGTGGGACGACAAACGCGGCGGTCATTAGTGGGAGTGCTTTATCTACGGTGAGCGATTGGCGACACATGAAGGCAATCCCAATGGCAAAGCTGATACTGCTGGCGTATCCGCTGGAGCAAAGCACTAAGGGTGTGATTGGTCGAAAGCAGTTGTTCCCAAAAATTTGGCCTCAGATCTGGCCTGAACTGGAGAAGAAATGAAAACCTTTGAACAGCATCCGTTGAGCAGCGCGTTTCCCCCTATGTCGCCAGAGGCATTTAAAGACCTGATTGATGACATTGATCAGAACGGTGTGCGCGAAAAGATTGTTGTGTATGAGGGCAAGATACTTGATGGCTGGCATCGATACAGTGCCTGTCTTGAGTTAAATGTTCTCAAGCCGCCAATGGTTGAGTTCGAAGGGGATAATCCTAAAGTCTTTGTGCTGTCCAAAAACTTGCACAGGCGGCACATGACCCCGAGTGAACGTGCTATGGCTGTGGCTACGATTATTGGTTCGGATGGCTGGGAGAGTGGAACTGGTGGGCGTCCTTCAAAGGCCATATTGAAAGAACGGGGTAACAAAATTAACACCGTATCTCGGGCTGCTGATCTGGCTGACGTTTCCAGAAGGGTGATGAAAGGGGCCAAAAAAGCCACTTTAGCGATTGATAAAGTCCAGCAAGCGGTCAAAGACGGAAAAATGTCTGTTTTTGAGGCGGCAGATATATCGTCATTACCCGTTGAAGATCAGATGGCTGCAGTCAAATCCAAGGATGAACCAAGGCAAAGGAGAGAGACTCCAAAGAAGACATCCGTCCCAGTTGATGTCTATGACGCTCTGTTGGTAAGTTTTAATGAGTTACAGGATCATTGCCAGACGCTCACCTCTGAGCTAAAGACCGCCCAGTTGGAGTTGCAGGCAGTGGATGCTATTCGCTCTGGAGAGCAGGTTAAGGAAATGATGAAGCTGCATCAGCTTATCCGCTCGATGACTGAGGCTAGGAATCAGTGGCAAGACAAGTGCAACGAGATGACCAAACAACTGAACTATTTGACCAAAAAGAAATAATACCGGAGACGGGAAATGAATTTTGACGAGCTAAGAGATTATCAAAAATCCTGCATAGAGCAGTTACGAGATGGACTTCGTGAGGGTCACCGTTCGCAAGTCTTGGTGGCTCCTACGGGAGCAGGTAAAACTGTTATCGCCTCTTACCTTCTGGGTGAGGCACATCAGAAAGATTCAAGGGCGTTCTTTGTCTGTGACCGTGTGTCTTTGGTAGACCAGACATCGACCACCCTTGACTCCTACGGCGTGCCTCACGGCGTCATACAGGCTGATCACTGGAGAGCTAGACCGTGGGAACACATCCAAGTGGTATCGGCTCAGACGTTAGCTAGGCGGGAGCTTCCTTACACGCCTAAGCTGATCGTATGGGACGAATGCCACACGATGTACAAGTCGGTGATGGACTATTGCACTGATACCGATATCAAGGTCGTAGGACTGACTGCTACGCCCTTCACCAAGGGCATGGGTAAAGTCTTCACGAACGTAGTCAACTCCACGACGACGAACAAACTGATTGATGAGAAGTGGCTTGTCCCTCTGAAGATGTACTCAGCCAAAGAAATTGATATGAAAGGGGCTGAGTTGAAGTTTGACGGTGAGTGGAAGGAGTCAGAGATTGAAGCCCGTGGGGTGAAGATAGTTGGAGATATTGTCGAGGAATGGATAGGCAAAACGCATCAGCACTTTGGTAAGCCTGAGAAGACGATTGCATTCTCTGCGACTGTTGCTCACGGTGATGAGCTATGCAAAGCGTTTGCAAAGCGCGGCTATAACTTCCAGCAGATTAGTTACAAGGATGGGAATACAGATCGTCGTCGTGCGTTGATCGAAGAGTTTAGGAAGAGTGATTCATCGATCATAGGATTGATCTCCTGTGAAGCTCTAGCTAAGGGTTTTGACGTTACGGATATCAAGATCGGTATCGGTGCGCGTCCCTATAGGAAATCTTTGTCTGGTCACATCCAACAGATGGGTAGGGTGATGCGCAGTCATCCGGGGAAAGACTTTGCGCTGTGGTTAGATCACGCTGGTAACCTGCTGCGGTTTTTGCCTGATATGCAGGAGGTATTTGAGAACGGGGTTGAGGAGCTTTCCACTGGGAATTATGACGGTAATGTTCGGAAGGAAAAGTCAGAGGAAGAAAAGCAGACGATGAAATGCTCTGCCTGTGGCTTTGTCCATACGCAGAAGATCTGTCCTGCTTGTGGGTTTGAGCGCAAGAGTCCCCGCAGCAAAGTTAATAATACGAGCGGTGAGATGGTTGAGATCAACGGTAAGACTAAGATCAAGCAGCAGGACTTTTTGGCAGATAAAAAACTTGTGTGGAAGGAGCTTTGTTCTCTGGCTTTAGAGATCAAGAAGGATCACTTCCAAGCTGAGAAGTTTGCCCTTGCGCAGTATCGGAACATCTACAGCGTTTGGCCTGTCACTAAGTACGTTCCCGAGACTGTCCAAGTACGGGCAGAGGTCAGAAATAAGGTCAGGGCTAACGTCATTGCCTATAGCAATCGCATGAAGAAGCAGGAGGCGGCATGATTGAATTTGGAGATTGCCGCGAGACAATGCGGAAATGGGCAGAGCAAGGTGTTAAGGCTCAAACGTGTGTTACTTCTCCTCCTTACTATGGACTGCGTGACTATGGGCATGAAGGGCAGATTGGCCTTGAAGAAACGCCAGAGCAATACATTGCTGCAATGGTTGAGGTGTTCCGCTGTGTGTGGGATGTGATGGAGGATGATGGGACGCTGTGGCTGAATTTGGGTGACTCTTATGCGGGGTCTGGGAAAGGGCAGATGGGAGATGGTTCGGCGTCTGATCGCAAAAGCGCGAAGCAAGGAACGTCAGCAGGAACGCTGACTGGCGGGTTACCCATAGGCAATACAGGACTTGCAAGCAAGCAGCTTGTGGGCATCCCGTGGCGTGTTGCTTTGGCATTGCAAGCAGATGGTTGGATTCTTAGACAGGACATCATCTGGCACAAACCAAACCCGATGCCTGAGAGTGTGCAGGATAGATGCACGAAGGCGCATGAATACATCTTTCTGTTGAGTAAGTCGCAGAAGTATTATTTCGACAACGAAGCGATTGCAGAGCCATTGGCTGCGAGTAGCGTAGAGCGGTTGGCACAACCTACGCTTGCGGAGCAAACGGGATCTGATCGTGTGCCGGGTAAGACTAATGGCAATATGAAGGCTGTTGGAAATGGCGAAACTCGCAACAAGCGCAGCGTCTGGACAGTAACCACCAAACCCTACAAGGGCGCACACTTCGCCACATTCCCGCCGGCGCTGATTACGCCTTGCATCCTAGCTGGTGCGCCTGCGGGCGGGATTGTGCTTGATCCTTTTATGGGCAGCGGAACCACGGCTGCTGTGGCAATAGCGAACGGGCGAGATTATCTCGGTTGCGAACTCAATCCCGCATACAAAGAATTACAGGATTTGAGAATCAAAGAAGCTTTAAATGAAATTTCGCAAATGGAGCTTATTTAATGGACTTCGTGGATTTTGCCCGTGGACATGGGTTGGTTCTGGAGTACGCCCTCTCAGATAACAGGTGGCACAGGGTCAAGACGGACGATAAACCCAAGAAAAGGAACGGCGCTTATATCTGGGATGGCTCTAGGGGATCCGTCAAGAACTGGGCCACGATGGAGAACTTCTCGACCTACCGGGCGGACGGTACGGTTAATCGGGTCGTACCGCGGGTTGATGTTGTACGCATCCAAGCTGACAGGGACCGGGAGTCTACGAAACGGGCCAACGCCGAGAAAGCAGCCGGTTTAGCGCTTGCTCTGTCCAAGATGGCACCTCACCCCTACCTTGCCCGCAAAGGCTTCCCTGAAGCCCTAGGGATGGTCCTAGAGGGCAATCTGTTGGTTCCTATGCGGGACTGCACGACAAATGACCTGTTGAGCCTGCAGAGGATCTCTGAGGGCGGGGAGAAGCTGTTTCTCCCGGGGGGTAGGACAAAGGGAGCGGTTTTTGTGCTGGGGAAACGGGGATACCTTAAATCAGGGCATTTGAGGTACTTGTGTGAGGGATACGCCACAGGTCTGTCAATCATGCAGGCGGTGAATTCAATGCACCAGTCGGCTGAAGTCTGGGTTTGCTTCTCTGCCGGCAACCTGACCTACGTCGCTGAGAGGATTGGCGGGACTAGGATCGTGATTGCCGACAACGATGCCTCTGGGACTGGTCAGAAAGCCGCTGAAGCCACGGGGCTTCCTTGGGTGATGTCTCCTATAGTCGGGGAAGACGCCAACGACCTGCACCAGCGTGCGGGTTTGTGGAGTCTTTGTAGGCTCATGAAAGAAAAATTGGTCTAGTCTCATTTTTTTTGTTGACAGGAATTTTTAGTTGATTTAATATTTATTTGCCTGAGAGAAAAATCGGGTCGCCTGTAGAAGAGCGGAAAGTATTCAGAGTACGAACCCCATTACGCATTGGGTTTCGGTAGCGTTGAGTAACTCTGACTACTCTCTTCTACCGCGACCTGAAACCCAAGCCGT